TTCAAAATTAAATAACTCAATTTGATTATATTTAGTATTAGCTAAAAAGATATAATCGGATGCTCCATTTACACGATAAGAAATATCATAAGAAAAAGCACTTCCATTATTGTTATCAGTCCAAGTCAAATTACCGATAACATGCTTATTATCATTATTAACAGAGCCTTCATCATAAACAAGATTTGTAGGAGCATCTACGGTAAAATCATAAGTAGGTTGTTCTGTATAAGCAATATCATTTGCAATATTCCATGCTAACACGGTGTGATCAAAAGTATAACCTGAAAGTTTAACACTTAGGTCAGAATTAACTTCCATTGATTCTACACGAACAATTTGATTACTTAAATTATGTTGAGGCAAAGTTACCTTTATAAAATCTCCAGGTTCAATAGATAGTCCTGTTTTATCAACTCTAAATGATATTGATTTTAATGTTCTAGATCGCCTTATTAATTGTTCAGCTAATGCTTGTGCATGATAAGGCGTTGTAACACCTTGAGCTTGAATGGATGATTTTAAGGGTTGATTTCCGTCTTCTGTAAGATATTGAGTATAAGTAGAGGAATACAAAGGAGGCCATGAAATACTATCTTCTTTAAAATCTTCGTGTTCATTAAGAAAAGTTACTGTTGCCTGATTAAACCTATCTGAAGCATTTGAATAAGCTATTGTAATCTCATCTTTGATAATATTGTCTTCATTAAATATATGAGAAGAATTTACAAGAGCTTCTGCTTCTTGTTGTGTAGTAGGATACTCAAGTGAAAGTTTATATTTACCTAAGGTTGTCCAAGTTAACTCTGCAAGCCCCATTGTATAAAGAATTTCTTGAATATTATCTCTAATAGAATTTTCAGGATTAACTGCCATATTGCATTCATATAACGGTATATCTCTACGCTCATCATAAGAGGTTTCTGCCCAAGATGTTCTTTGCCATTGATAAAATTTGTTATTATCTTGTGTTTGCCAGACTTCATTTTCATAAGTTCTATCTTCAAGATTTCCTGGAAGAGACGCATAGTCTGCAACAGTATGAATAGTCTTTTGACCATTAATTTGACCACCAATTAGAGCTTGAGTCATAACTATAGTATCACAGACTTTAGCAGCATCATAAAATGATTCTAAGTCAATTTCAGATTCAGAAAGGCCTCTACCAAAATTACTATTCATAAGGTAATCTAATAAACAATAAGCTGGGTTGTTACTATAGTTACTACTTGAAGATAGCGCATAAGTATAAGGGTCAGAACTTGTTCCAGAACCACTTCTAACTATGCTTTTAATTTTACGGCCTTTAACTAGAAATTCAACTCCAGGAACTCCCGCATAATTATAATCATCTCGATTTAATTTATAAGTTGCAGAAACATTAGCTACGCCTGTAAAATAGTTAGTAGAAGGAAACCCATTAGCTGTTGCAGCTGGATCTGCGGTTCCTCCATCGTTATAAATCCTAAATCTGTGTTGAAATTTTGATTGAGTATCATTATAGTCTACACCGTTTACTTTAATCCATTGTACGCCCTCTATACCTTCATGGCATAACGCATATTGTACATGTAAAAATTCGTTTTTGGAACCAGACCCTGAACTACCTAAACCTTGATATAAAACTTTACTGGTTGAAGCTTCACTCCCTGCAACATAGTTATTACTAACTTTATGGGCTGTTTCAATACCACCTAAGACTGTTTTTCCATAAACAATAGGAATAGCTGATGCTTGACCACTAACTGTAAAAATAAAGCCTTTTCTTTTATCCGCTTCTGCAGCCATAAGCGCTCTTTGTCGCTCTTGTTCTCGCCGCATTTTTCTCATTTGAGCTTGTTGATAGGCTATGGATACAACAGTAAAAAGAATTCTAAAAAATAATTTCATTATACTTTGCCCCACTTAAATGTTATTTCTCTGCCGCCATAAATTTCATCAAAAGAAGTATCATTTGTATTGATCTGATCCATACCGTCTTTGGATGTATATCTAACATTTACGGCGTCAAGGTCTGCCATAGGAGAAGTTCCCTCAATAACAGCAAGTTTTTCTTCCCAATTATTTGTTATACTAGGGCTATCTGCATTACCCTTATATATAGAAACAACATCATCTACATTTAATAGTGGTTGACCATTAGTATCAACAAATCCGACTTTTACATCAATTGGCTTTCCGACAACATTTGCCTCAAATTCTGCCGACATTTCGTCTAGATCTTCTGCAATAACAATACGATATGCTTCTCTATCAACTACAGAAGAAAATTTAGGCTCATCTATTTCAAATAAACCACCGTCTGCTATATAAGTGTCTCCATCATAAATTAAATTAGAACGATAACTGGTCATTCTATAAGTATTTGTAAATTCTAAAGTAATTAAGAAAAAGTATTCTATATTACCACTATCAATTAATGTTTGAACTGCACTAGAAAAGACTCTCATTTTAGATTGCCTCTAATAATGTAATTGTTCCTGGATTTGCTAAAACACCATCCGTAAAAGTAATTCCTGTTTGATTATTAATATCTTTGTAATAGGAAAATATTACAGAATTACCTGTAAGCAACTCAGATCCTGAACTAATACTTTGGGTTAACTTTGGGTAAATACTAACATTAACTGATCCAGTATTAGAATCAAATGTAGCATCTGAAGTAACAATGTGTATTTTATCAGAAGTATTAAATTTAATAAAATAACCTTTTGGAATAGTTCCTGAGTTTGTTATTGTATCATCTATAATAACTGTTGTTGAGTTTGCACTAGCTGTTGTTGATAAAGGGGCTGATCCTGAGAATGAAAATCGGCCTAATACAGAAGACATTTGAGGCATAATCATAGTTTCTGAATTTAAGTTATCAACACCCGCTAGTAATGCTTCTTCTATATTATTATCTGTAGGTTGGATATTAAAGCTTAATTCCCAACGCTGATGTCCTTGTGAAGCTCTTCGAGTCTTAAGAGACACTGTTGTCATATCAAACATAGGTTCATTTGACACAATACTAACAGGAGCTAATATTTGTGAATTTTTATAATAGTAAACTGCCATAATTTATTCCCTTATTGGCCTGACGATCAGAGGAAAATTAAGTTCTAAGAACATTTTTTGAGTAGCTCTTACAACACCTTTATCGCCTCGTGCTGTTACCCAATGGCTTTTGTCAGCTATTAAGGCGGAGATATTTCCGTCATTCATAATCTGATAAGCAACATCACCAATTTTGGGTTTTTTGTTTTTAACAATTTTGTAGTTAGTATAATCTGCGAAGATTTCGTAACTTCTAAATAACTTTTTTATTTGTAATTCCCAAGATATGGGGCTATCGTAGTTGATTTCTAAATCTTTTAATTTAGAGTTATTTCCTCTTAAGAATAAATCATAATTGGAAACAAACTGCCAACAATCATTATAACCCCATATCTCTTTGCTTTTTCGGGAATTCAATTCATCTTTCGCTTTTTCTAGCGCAATAATTCTTTCTTCTTCCGAATAATACTCTGTCATAAGATTCTCTATATTTTTTGTGCTATAAATATCCTTACAAGATCTGCTACAATATCGCTGCGAACAATATCATCAACCGAAAATTCCACAACAGGTAAACTAATTCCTGCCTGTTTAATTAAGTTACAAAATCTCATAAGATCCATACCTTCTTTTACATCCGATTGAGCAGGATCTCCCATAAGTATTAATTTAGAGTTTTCGCCTAAACGTGTACTAATGGCTTTTAACTCATCCATATTTAAGTTTTGAGCCTCATCAACTAAAACAAGAGCGTTCTCGTAAGAACGCCCTCGAATAGTTTCAATCGGTTGTATTTCAATCTCACCTTTATTTATCATATACTGATATTTAGCTTTGCCAAGAGCTTTTTCTAAAACTTCTAACATTGGTAATAACCAAGGAGTCATTTTTTCTTGGATACTTCCAGGAAAGTGTCCAAGGCTTTTACCTGTAGGAACGTTAGCACGAGTTAATACAATTTTATCGTATTTACCTTGAAGATATAACTGCGCTACAGTTCCTGCACTACAATAAGTTTTTCCTGTTCCTGCACAACCAATTGTAACAGTAATAGGATATACTTTAATACTTCTTATAAGTTTATCTTGTTTTTCATTTTTAGGTATTACATGAAAGCCAAGACGATGAACATTATTTTTAGTAGCGTAGCGAGATTTTCTTTTTGACATTTATTGCCCTTGTTTTGTTATAATTTCAACACCTAAATATTTTAGGTATTACTCTGGCTTTATGGGCCACGTTATATTTGCTGGAAAACCTTCTTGTGTTGGAACATCACGCAAAGCCTGACGGTAATCTAACTGTAATTGAGTTGCAGGGTAATCGCCTAACCCCCAAGTGTCAGTTTCTTCCAGCAAACCATTTCTATAAACTCTAGCAGTAGCCGCTGCCGCTTCATTTTCTGTCATTTTATTAACCCTCTATTTTGCAGCCATAAAATTTGGCATCGGTGTTACTTGGAAAAGTCACCTTCATACCAAGTGTACTGTTTGATGTTTGACTAGATAAATTATACGTCAACTTGTAGACATAGTAGTTACCATATTGTGTTGCCGTTGATGTAGATGGACTTGCATAGTTTGAACCCCCGTCCCGTGATACTTGGAATGTCCAACCAGAATTAGTTCCCTCCACAACGGCATAAGCCGTGACACTAGACCCCGCACTAGAAACCGAATTAGAAGGTGTTGTTACATATTTTCCAGAAGCCGCAGTAGAACCTGCAAACTGCATTTCGTAGAATACAAAATTTATGGTAGGATTTGTTGCTGTCCATCTAAATTGCGTTGATGTTTTAGGGTCAAATAATCTCCACTCATTACCGTCTGGCGTAAAGGTATCCATCTGAGTCCAAGCAGAATTAACATATGCTTCAACTGTTATGTTTGAGAATTTATAGGCACTAAATTGACCATAATAAAATGCAGAACAAGTTTTTGAGCTTGAATAGGTGTAAGTTACTGTGAGTGTACTTGTAGCATTAAAATTAGACGCATAACTCCCAGAAACGGCATTTCCATAAGTATAAATACCACCATCCCATAAGTTTGTTATTGGATTATTGCTATACCAAGCAACATTAGGTGAAGTTGCGTTACTGTTAGGCCCACCAAATGTACTAATAGTAAATCCCGCCCATTGATCTTTTCCAAATACGTCTTCGGTTACAAATAAACTACTATCGCTAGGGGTGCAATTGCTGCCACTGTAATAAATATCTGTACCAGTTTGCCTTGTTGGTGTGTTCATGAACACAATTTCATTCCATGCCGTAAGTGTTTCTGGTGTAGAGCCTACAGCAGTAGATATTGTAGTTGCAGTTGTGCTATCTATTGCTGTAATATTATTTAAGGCCCGAGCGTTACTAATAACCTCAGTACCTCCTACTTTATAAGCCATCCTCGTGTTCCTCCACTATTAGCTTAATTGTTTTTTAAGCTCATCAATTTGAGCTTGTTGTTCTTTAATTGCTTCAATTAGAAGTCCTACCATGTTGCCATAGGCTACGTTCTTAAGACCATTTTTGTTCTCACGAACTGCTTCTGGTAGTACTTTCTCAACGTCTTGAGCTATAACACCTGTTGATCGTTCTTTATTGTCAGTAAAGTCTTCGTGATCCCAATCAAATGTAACACCACGTAGTGATTGCACTTTTTCAATTGCGTTACTAATTGTTTTAATATTTGTTTTGTAGCGGATATCTGAAGAAGTGTCTATATCGCCTGTTATTGAAAGCCCACTACTACTTAAATCTAATCTTTGAGTTCCTCCAAGTACAACTCGCCAGTTGTCATTAGAATCAAAATCTAAGTAAGTATTTGTATCGCCACTATGATAAATATATCTACCAATGTAAACGCTATTTCCAAAGGTAGGGTTTGAACCTGACTGATATTTATCATTATTTAAATTGTTAAAGTTTGCGTCCATCTCTGTGTGAGTTAACGCAGAGCCTTTACCTGCTCTTGTTACTATTGTACTCATCGATAATCGTATCCCCTAGTGGTGGAAACGTAGTCGTATTTAAAATTTTCTCTTTTATCAAGAATATACTCAAAATACATTTCCATTTGTTTTTGCCAATTTTCTTGTAGTTCAGGATTTACAATT